AAGCGCCTCTAAAGATGTTTTTTTATTGTTTTATAGTACACTGTAGAGTAATAAAATTACTACAGCGACTCCAAATGCATATGTCATATATCGAACAATTTTATTGTTTTCATATAAAGTTTTGAGATCCCATAGGATATCGTGGATTTTTTGTTTCATCTTACTCCATCTACTTTCTTTTCTAGATATTGGATTCGGCGCTGAAGCGACTTCATTTCAATTTCAGCCTCTTCTTTAGAATCTTCAAAGATTTGTTTATTGTTTATTTCTTCTAAAGTTAGTGATTGTTTTGTTTCGTAACTTCTTATAGCATTTTTATATATATCGAAATCATTTTTTACATCATTATATCTTATTCTAAGAATTTCTAATAAGCTTATATCGGTTTTTATACTAAACATTACTATCAATTCTTGTTTAGTTTTTTGGATGTCTGTTTTCCAAGCTACTTGTTGAAATAACCAAAGCGAGCCTGCTGCAATCGAACCAATAGTGGTAAGAGCGGCTAGCCATAATGTTATCATTTTTCTATAAGTAACTATAAGTTCCATATAGTTATTTATATAATTTTAGAAAACGTTTTCGAATCTGTTACATCAAAATAATGATTATACCAACCCTGAATAAATTCTTTGAAACTCTCTTTCTCACAGCGATGGTTCATTCTTTTTAGATAGATATAATCTTTTATGTCAGATAGTGTTGAACTATCTTTCACGGAAAACACATTAGGATTATCGGTTGTATAGTCAGCGCGCCCATAAGCGGCGACGATTTTTCCATGTAGTAATGCTTCAATACCAACACCACTATTTACAAGTGCGACGAAAAGAGAATTTTCAATCAATTGATGTATACTCATACTGGTTGTCCATTCAGCATTATCGTACTGTAAAGTGAGAGTTCGAAGATCGATCATAGAAGCAGGATTTGCTGGATGCCCTTTGACCCATACCTTGATATTCTTTCTTTTTGCCCACTCCAAAGTTTGCAAAAGTGCATTGTAAACTGAAGTATCACTATGGTACTTGATAGTTTCATCATGAGGTAATTGACACGGAAAAAAGACATAATCTTTTTCCTTGAAATCTTCTTTATAGTCTGGCTGATCAAATTTAGATTTATTTGAAATAATTCGTTGTTTTAAAATATCAAAAGCACCATTATCTTTACAACGTGTAGGTTTGATACTCAAATCTGCACCCCAACCTTCTTTATCTATAGAGAAGATTGAAGGAATTACTTGCTGCATATAGTATCGACCTTTATTTCCTAAATCGAATTGATACTTCTGTTTATGAGGAACATAAACGATATCATATTCCGATCTTTTATAATCGGAGGGATCAAATTGCCATAAAGCTTTCTTTTCAAAAGTAACTGAATCTCCTAACTCTTCGTGCCGTCTAAGCAAATGCTCATAAAATGGCAGATAGTTTGTTCTAAGAGGATGATTTGGTGAACCTTCTACGGCTGGGACGGGGCCTTCTTTAAAACTGCAATCTAGTCTAGGTGCTAAAATAAGTACTTTTCTCATTTAAATATACCTCACTTTTCTTTCTCTGCCCTTTGCCTGTCCAGATAATACTATCAGGGCTAAACTCCCAATCTATATAAGTTTTCGGCATCTGACAATAGTTCTCTTCATCTTTGAGTCTTAGATGTGCTCTATGTAATGCTCTTTGATCGACAAACCATGGCAAAGACGGATGAATATTTATTTCATTCATTGTAATTTCTAAAAGTCGGCTTCTATGACTTACATATACTGCACCAGCCGCTACATGAGTGCCTTCTTTTTCCCAGCCTATAGTACCGGGTAAAGGATCACGGAAGAACAAAGAATAATCTATTTTAGAGAAATCAGACCAATTGATAGGCTTTCTAATAAAAGAGTCAATGTCTAATATTAAAAGATTGTTATGATGAAGTTGCTGCCCGAAAATAAATCTTCCTATCGCAAAACAGCTTCTAGACTCCGCTCTGTCATACTTAGAACGATAGTCGAAATAGTGTAAACGAAAAGAAGGAAATTTTTCAGTTATCTTTTTTTCTAATTCGCGAACATCTTCTCTCTTTTCACTTTGAATATGAATATGAGGAGTTTCGCCATTCATATATGCAGAAGTGACGAAAGCTTCTCCATGTTCTAGGAAATACTTTCGATCACAACTGGCAAATACTATATTTTTAGGTTCGACCATTCGTCTCATTTGTCAACGTTTACGCAAACTTTTAATTAAAAAATTTATCAGCCAAAGAAAGAAACATATTCCTCCAAAAACTAGCATTGGTAAAGTATGAAAGACCAATAGCCATAGAATAGTCCCTATAGCCGCCAAGCTCAAAAGAATTATGAAGAGAAATACAATTGCATCACCAACACTTCCTATCTCTAGTTCATGAAGAACTTTACCGAAAAAATCCATGTTCACTTACTCCATTTGTGTGCATTTTTATAATCTTTCTGAGACTGTTTATTATATTCACCGAAAGAGGCATTATCGCCAGGAATATAGTCTGCTACTTTGAAGCCAGCTTTTTCAGCTTCTTTTAGATATTGGTCGAATAATTCTTGGAGGTCCGTTCTCCAGTGTGGGCGAACTTCACCGTCAAACCAATGTTTTCGCCCCATCTTTTCAAGTCTAGGAATAGCATACTTCAAATGAAATTGAGTACCCATATCAGAATAATGTAAGGCATCAATTTCATCGGCTGTTAGATTTTCTCCATCAATGCAATTCCAAGAACCTTCGAACGGTTGAACGACTTGTCTATTTTGCGAAAAGAATCCCATCATTCGTTGGTGTGACTCTGGAATTTTCTTCATTCGAGATAATGATAGAAGAATCTCTTTGGTGATAGCCGCTTCACAATTCCATTTAGCACAACAGTATCGCCAAGAATCTTCTCCGCCTTTCGCCATCACCGCTACACCAGGCTTGAAAGGCTGATTCCATAGACCAGAAAGATCATTCAAGAAAATGAAATCACTGTCACAATAAATTGCTTGCCCCTCAAATCCACAAGCTTCCGGTATAGCCCAACGAAATCCTGAAAATGGCGTCGCCCATGTTCGCATATCCCATCCTCCCCAAGGAGAATCCGGATCATGATTAGCTCGCATCCATGTAATATCAACATTTTCTTTAGTGTTTTTTCGTACACTATATTCGAGGACTGCTAGTGATTCAGCATCTTCACCATTAGAGGAACATCCAACGAATAGTTTTATAGTCATATTATTCCTTTCTAAATTCTACAGTAGCGACTTTTTCAAGCCCTTCAAAAAGGCTGTCACGAAACTCCATTTGTTTTGTATAATCGTGTGAAAAGAAATTGGATTCATACATAGTGTTCCAAACACTCGCGGCTACAGACATTTTCTGTTCTTTAGTCATTTCACACCTTTTTGTTTAGAGAGATTTTCGAGTAAGTCTTGGATCATTTGGTTTTCATCGAATTGTGGTGTATACCCAGTTTCTAGAACAAATCGAGAGTTATCCATAACTTTATATAGCGTGCCTTCAATTCTATTTGTATCATAGAATACATTGACACGGCAGTCAAGTGTTTTCGCTAAATTTATTACATAAGATTTGATCTGAATTCCAGAACTAGGACCAACATTATAAACATCATATTTTGGTTCAATTTTTAGAAGACTTTCAATGATTCTAGGAATTTCAGCTACATCCATGTATTCACGAACGGCATTTCCAGTTCCCCAAACATTTAGTTCGGCAACATGTTTGTTTGCCTTAGCATATTGAAATTTAGCTATCAGCGCTTGTGCAACATGTGCAGTGTCTAAATCGAAGTTGTTATTCGAGATAGAACTGTAAAGATTAGGTAAAACTAAAGTGATAACATTTTCGTGATTTTCATGATCATCATTCCAATTCTGAAGTAAGGTAGTGCCAAAAATCTTTGACATGCCATAACCTAAATTAGAATGTTCTAAATTTCCTTCCAACAAATCGAATTCGTATAGCTTTCTAGATTTCACTGGATACATACAGCTACTTGAAAGATTGAATACCTTCGTGGTAGTGCGAATGTGTTTTAGGCACTCTAGGAAGTTTAGGTACATCGTGCTATTGATAACTTGCTTATGATAATTGTTTTGTGCAGAAATACCACCAACATCTCCAGCCGCATAAACAATAATATCACATTCATCAATGACAGGTGAACTTGCTTTACACCAGCGTCGGAAATCCTCACAGTCCATCAAGTCTGCTTCTTGGCGTGTAGGAGTTACCAGCGTGTGTTCATCTTTCCAAGTGTTTACTAGCCCAGAACCTACCATTCCAGTCGCACCAAAAATTAGAATTTTCATGTAACACTCTCTAAAATATAATCAACCTGATCCAGTTTTTTACGAAGGTCTTCCGCATAATTTCCAATCATAAGACCCCGCTTGTCGATAGCTTCAGCCATTTCATAGCCATATCCATCCGCAACATGATTGATTTTTCTCATCACTGGCTGATTTAGAAAGTTACCACCAATAATTGGGCGAGAGTCAATCCCAGCTTCCAATAATGCTTTGACAACTGTACTTCTCATTCTTCCACTCGTAAATACAAAAGGAAATCCAAAACAACTCAAATCTTTATGATACGGCAAAATGTCGAATTCGAGATATTTTTTATTGGAAAAAATATCGCAATAATATTGATGATTTTGGTCGCGAATTTTTTTCGTTTCTGGCCACTTTTCGAGTTCAATCATTCCTAAAAGTCCAGAAATCTCTAGAGGGCGTAAACAATATCCTACGGTAACGAAGGTAAAAGAATCTTTGAACTTATCACCAGAAGGTGCATATAGTCTCGAACCTTCTCCCTGTTCTCTCACCCAACCATGTGCGCGAAGAGATAAAGCATGATGATATTCATTTTCTCTCACATATTTGAGAAAACTGACCATGCCTCCTTCCATAGTATTCAATTGATGACTGAAGAAGAAACTATGTGTTACAGCATCACATTTACTATATTCTAGATTTGCTCCATATCCTTCGCAATTGTCTAGAAAAATCATTATATCATCTTCTAGAACCTGTCTTACATGACTGATAAAATCGTTTGTCATAAGCCCTAGAAGATTTACCAAAAATACTGCTTTAGCATTATGTCTTTCTACAGCCGTGTATACTTCTCCCACATCGATTTGGTATGTATGATCCACATCAACGAAAACTGGAATGAGCCCATATTGTACCAGTGGAAAATAAGTAGTAGACCATGAAACCGCTGGAACAATTACTTTATCTCCAGCTTTCAATCTTCCTGTACTCACAAATGAAGCAATCATAAGAAGATTTGCAGATGAACCAGAATTAGCCATTACGTTGTGATTCTTCGAAAAACCATATTCAAAATCTCGAACATGTTCTCCCATAGTAAACATGCCACGATCTAGAAATCTTTTCAAGCCTTCGATATCATCTTGCTTCAAGCAATTTTTAGCGAGCGGATAATGCATTTTGTTCCTCCGAAATCATTTCATCAATCATATCATAAATACTGGTAGTTGCTTTCCAACCTAATTCATTTTCTGCTAGGTGAGGATCGGCAATAAGACAATCGACTTCCAATGGGCGATAATATTTCGCTACAGAAGCTACCAGTAATTTATCATTATGATACGCTTCGATGGGTTTGCCGAATGCACCATGCCAATCTAAATTGATGCCTAGTTTTTTATAAGTGATATCAATGAAATTTTTGACGCTATGCCCATGCCCAGAACCTAAAACATAATCTTTAGGTTTTTCCTGATGCATCATTGCGTACATACCTTTGACCATGTCCCGCGCGTGTGACCAATCGCGTACCGCCCAAACGTTACCAATCTCCAATACCTTTTCTGGAGTTCTTACTGCATGTTGAATAACCTTCCTCGTCACAAAAGTTTCTCCACGCCTCGGAGATTCGTGATTGAATAGAATACCATTCACCGCATAAAGATTGTATGCTTCTCTATAATTTCGAGTAAGCCAGTATGCGTACAATTTAGCGGCGGCATATGGGCTTCTGGGTTGAAATGGAGTACGTTCTCTTTGTGGAGCGGGTGCGTCTCCATAAAGTTCTGAAGTGGATGCTTGATAAAACTTCGTATTTGGCAAGTGAGCCTTAATAATTTCAAGAAGTCTTAAAGTTCCTAGTGCGTCTGCATTTGCTGTATATTCTGGAGTTTCGAATGAGACAGCAACGTGACTTTGAGCGGCTAAGTTGTAAACTTCATCCGGCTTTATAGATACCATAAGATTCATCAAGTTCATACCATCCGTCATGTCACCATAGTGAAGGTGAATCTTATCGAATAGGTGGTCGATTCGATCTGTTTTGATCAATGACGACCTACGGACAAGCCCATGAACTTCATATCCTTCACTCAAAAGAAGTTCGGCTAGGAAACTCCCATCCTGACCGGTGATACCCGTAATAAATGCTTTCTTCATAATGTGTATCCTTTATACTAAGAATGGATTGCTAAGACGGACACTTCCATGAATGGAGTTTCTTGTGAACGTTTCAGTGGTATTACCTCTACCATGAAATCCGCCCACGTTTCCTACAACCAATGTATTCTTCTTAACCTCCACTGGCTTCGCTTCAAGCCCCATAAGTTTTAACTCTGACTCAGAAACACGAAGCGATCCCTCCGAATGATCAATCAATCTCCATTCGTCATATGTCTTTTCGCAAATCTTTATGCTTTGCTCATATAACCATTGAAAATATTCTACAGTTTGATTGGTGCTTCCTCGGACGTAAACGAATGCTCCCTGTTCAGCCTTCACGTCCTGACTGAACCACCAAAACTTCAATGCGGGAAAGAACGTATCAATATGGAGGTTCTTTTGATTGTCATTATCATCTGGAGAGTTTCGGACCCGCTGATAGAACGTATTCGACTTTTTAGCTGAATCAAAGAAACCACGAATGGGTGAGCCTAGACGTGCGCCCAATACATTTTGAAGACTTGGATGATTGATAACACTTTCAAAGATACTATTCAACACTGGGGCTTTTTGGGCGTTAGACGTACAAAGATTATCTTGGCGTTTGTGAACAACGGAAGGAAACTGTTTGAACTCACCCGCAAGATATTCTTCAACTTCATCGAATGTTGGAAACATATCTTCGATGGCTACAATACCATCCTTCATGAAGATATCAGCCATTTCTTTATCATTTGAAAATCTTTTGACTCGTTTTTGGTGTGCTAGATTAGCTGCCCAAGTTCTAAAAACGTGAAAGCCTCGGCGAGCATTTTGAGGATCAGCAAGCGAACCTTGCTGCATTCTCTTTTCACCGCCGAGGGTAAAAACATCAATCTTGCCACAAACTTGAACCATCAAAGATTCGTATAGTCGCATAAACTCTGGATAATCAATATCATCCCTGTCCATTTTTCCGACAGTTTCAATAATCGTAGAGTTACCAATATTATTTTCTAGAAGAAACTTAGTCAAATCTGATGTTGCCATTGCCAGGAATCCCCTTAAATAGAATATTGATCATTTCATACAACTCACGACTGATAGGCATATTATCGTTGTATTTTGGTCCAAGAACTGTATAGTGGATTTTCGGATTCATCAACCACGCAGAAAGGGTGAACGTGGAAAACGGACCCATAATTTCCATCGCTGTAACACATGACTGCCAATCTTGATTAGCCGCTTGAAGCGCTAGAGAAGTATTCATGAGCGGTTGATAATCCAACTCACTGATTACTCTTTCCGCTAGATCGAAATCGTCGCTGAAAACATAAAATCTATGTGTGTGGGGGTCTTGACGGCTAAACTGTTCGATTAACTCACGATAAGTATTTTCAGAGATTATTTGACGATCTTTTCCACGTATATGGAATACGCGAAGCACTCCAGTAAAAGCCTTTTCAGTTTTGACCTCAAAGCACTTCATAACTTCATCGTAGTGTTTCACTAGAAGTTCAAAGTTCTCTTTAGTCCATGCGTTTTGTTTTAATGTAGAATCGCTAACACGAATAGGAACGTTAAGAGACAGATTTGGCTCCAGAAAGTTGTGTTTAACTGGATCAACAACATTACCGCCTGTAGAGATTTCAATTGCTTCGACATATTCATACCTTTCAATCGCTTTTGCGTAACCAACCATTGTCTCTAGCACTTGCATACCAAGACCACCACGAACATTCAAAATCATTCATTAACTCCAGATTCTATTTGAGAATAATTAACAAGACTATCGTTAAAAGCGATGCCATAAAATACAACTCCTAAGAGTGCTACTATGACAAATAAACTCAAAATGAAGGTCGGATCGTTTCGCATCGTTCTAAACTCCAAGGGACACGAATTTTACGTTGTGTGAAATAATACATCATATCTTCTTCGATTGTATCTAGAACACTCTTGGTTGTAGACCAAAACAAATACGAAGTAGAAAAATCTAAATCATCTTGAAGAACGTTTGTCGTGTTCGTTTGCATATCAAAGTAATACTTATAAAATTTGCCGGTCCATCGACCTCTCGCATCTTTCTGTCTATCGATACCAATCATCATGAAATTCTCGCATTTACAAATACAAGCCCAGTTCTCTTTATAAATGGCTTTGCCATTGTGGAAACGTCTCGGATTGCTTCAGTCAAATTCTCACTATAATGCAATCCATATTGGGCAAACTTGTCGATCCAATATTCAGGTAGCTGACAATTAACGTGATGATGTCCTGCTTGTCCAGGGAGTGCATGAGTGACGATTGCATATCTAGCGTATGTGAAGCAAGGCATATAATTTGGAATATATTGCTCTTCTACATGCTCTAGAAATTCGACCGACCAGGCAAGATCAAATCTATCAGGAATATATGGCTGATAAATCGGAGACCAAGGATTTTCTGAAAAATCATGAATATAGAAAAATGGGCTTTTTGTTTGACCATCGTTCTCAGAACCCACATCACTACTTTCTCCAGTCCACGTTAATATCGACCTTCCTGCATCCTCTGGAAGCACTGTCCAATCGCCGTCAATACCAATAGCCGGTTCATAACCTAAATTCGAAGCGAGACGAACTTGCCCTCCTGGTCCACAGCCAACATCAATAAAAGATCGACAATCATGATTTTCATACATATATCGAACGGCACCATAATCCATATGAGTCTTATTCATATGCCCGCCAAGATGTACTGGAAGTTCACTCATTTTTCAATCCTTACATATAAGCTCGATAATTGTACAATAGACATTTTCAAATTTCGTAGTTATGAGTGTGAATATACTTATTACCTTCATTATCATAATATACTATATTATCATCTTTGTCAATATATAATTGATCGTCAGCTTTTTTATATTGTTCTTCAATATATTTGATAGCGTCTCGTTTTTCTTTCTCTTTCACAAAATCAATCATATTCGTCATAATTTTCCTCCTGTACAACTTCAACCAGACTCACCGCTACTTTGACAATACCACATTCTTCAACACATTTCCGATGTTCTTTCAAATCACTTATAGATGGATAAACTACATTGCCGCCGGATCTTCCGCCAAGTTCGACTTCATAATCGGTTTTACACATATAACCAATTACTGATCCGTCTTCTTCACACCAGATTGCCATTTCTTCACCAACTCCTTAAAATACTTGCCATTTATACTGTAATTTCGGTATTCATCGGTCTCTAGGACGCCTCTTTGAAACTGTTCTTTGATTTCGGTATAGTTCATTTCGCCTTTAGTTTTATGAAGACTTAGAATGATACGTTGAAATCCTTCAGTGCCGTTCTTTTTTATTTCATCTTTTATGCCTTCATGCGAACCATAATAGTCTTTCCAGTCACTCATAATTTTAGAGCGTCGTTTAGCACCACGCGCTTTTCGCATGAACCAAAATGTCTTTCTACCTATATATTTTGTATCATCAGGACATATTATAATATACACGAAACCGTGCCAAGAAGCAAGTTCTTTTTCGTCTGGGTCGAAAATTTCACCCTGATAAAGCCAGGGATTTTCGTAACTCATTCATCCCATTCAACATCAATTTCGTTTTCCCAATCCGAAACTTCTAAATTCTCCCCACAAAAAGGACAATATTCTACAGGGTCTTTATCTACATATTGAATTTCAAACTCCGCTTCGCAGATTTTGCAACTATACATTTATTCTATCTCTCCTTTAATTTATAATGTTTTTTTCTTATTTTTAATTTATTATAAATTTCTTCTTTTTGATTCTCTGTATATTTTCGCCAATCTTGAATTTCATCTAAAGTTCGCCAACAGCCAATACAAAATGTTTTGCATTCAGTCAAACGGCAAACCTTGATACACGGGGAATCGATCATATTTAGTCTCTCTAATTTTTTTGACTGCTCCTAGAATACGACTGGGATAAACTCCAAGAAATGTTCCAGCTTCTAAATCTTTTTTTGTGATATGTCTTTTATGTATATGTTTAATTTTAGACCAATTCTCTAGCATGTATTTAGACAATTCATCAAAGATAGTATCTTCAATGATTGGATCATCTTCTTCATAATAGGCAAACGATGCCATGAGATACCATGGCACCGTAAGATTTAGAGGCATTTCTGCAAACTTCAAATCAATCATTGAAGTGGAATCAAACCTTTCTCGACAGCTTTTCCGTCTTCACCAATTATAGCATCTGAAGTGAAAAAGTCAACAAATTCTTGAAGCCCGGGAATTGTACCTAAGTGTTCATTTTTGACATAGAAATATAATGAACGAGACACTGGATATACTCCATCAGCAATATTTTCAAAGGAAGGTTCAACACCATCTATTAATGTGCCTTGAATTTTATCTGTATTCTGATCAAGGAAAGAGAATCCAAAGATGCCGACGCTATCTGGAGATGCTGTAAGCTTCTGGAGAATCAGATTGTCATTTTCACCAGACTCGATATATCTCCCATCTTCACGCATAGAAGAACAATACTCTTTAGCTACCTTTTTTTCTAGCCCATATTCTTTTCGACATACATGATGATTCACCAATTCAACAAAGGCGTCTCTAGTGCCTGAAGTTGGTGGAGGACCATATACGCGAATTTTTTGTTTTGGTAATGAAGAATCAATATCGCTCCAAAGTGTATACGGATTGTCTACAAATTGATCATCAACATAAACTAGCTTTGAAACCGCTTTATAAAGTTGTTCGCGCGTAAGAGAGAATCGTGGGCTATTTGAAGAGTTACCTACGACAATTCCATCAAATCCAATTTTGTGTTCTGTCATGGTGACACCTTTAGAAGCACAAAGTTCTACTTCAGACTTCTTGACTTGTCTTGAAGCATTTGTAATATCTGGATGTTCCGTTCCAACACCAGAACAAAAAAGTTTGAAACCCCCGCCAGAACCCGTTGATTCAATAACAGGAGTTTTGAAACCCGTTCGGCCTCCAAAACCTTCTGCGGCTACAGTAGCGAATGGAAAAACCGTAGATGAACCTACAATCTTGATTTGATCCCTTGCCACTACGTTCGCACTAGTGAATACTAAAACTATAAATGCTAATAAAATCTTACTCATACTTTCTCCTTTGTAAAAAATTGTTGATCGCGAGACGGCCATCTCCATCAACTCTAGACCGCAGGAAGTGCAATGCGTTATGCCCAGCATATCTTCATATTAGATTTCACAACCTCCAGCCGCGCTACAAGCCAGCTCCTGGCTAGCCACTGTCATATCATTTGTCTCGTATTCAGTCAACTTTGTCCAATCCACATCCTTTGGCATTTTCTCCAAGAACGCTTCATACTCTTCCTTGGTGCAATCTTGGTAAGGCGCCTGACGGTAAGTGTGCTCGCTATGAGGCAAGAATGAAACACCAGACATCCATTCAAAATTCTTATAGACCCAAGCACCCACTTCAAACCATTCATGTTCCTTTACAGAAATTGTGACAGAAGGTTTGTGTTCACACCAAGCAATTTGATATGTTTTCCACAATTCTAATTGTTCGATAGCAGGCATATCAGAACGGAAGATGCTATTCTCCGGAGCTTTCATTGGGAATGAGAAGACCCAGGTGTTATCTGGCTTCATAACATCATCTTCAACGGGGAAGCCCATATCGACCATCATTTTCGCTAGAGGGTCTTTCTTATCGCCGCGAACAGTTCTAATATAGTAATCGTTATGGCGAGCATGGATACCACTTCCAGAATCTACTAGCTGAGAAACCGTGCCACTTGGTTTGACACAAGTAATTGCGACAGAAGGATTGATGCCAATCTTTTTTGCCCATTCTTTATTAGTCTCTACGGCAACTAATCTTAGTTCCTCAAGAAGAGTTTTAGTTACATCAAGACCATTCTTACCATTGGTGAGATTATTGTCCATGATACCGGTAAGAGAGACACCAAGAAGTCTTTCTTCTTCACAATTATCTTTCCACTTCTTTGAGATATACTTGAAGTCAGTAAGAGTACATTGAAAAGTACCAATGATGGTAGCAAGTTTTACCTTTTCTTTCAAGGTTTCGACTGAATCGGATGCACGAACGACGACTTCTGATAGGTTACAGAATTCACGGTCGCGGAGAATAATTTCAGAACAAGGATTTGTACCGAAATCGAAATCTGGATTTCTTCGGCCGAACCGAGCAACTTGCATCTTAGCGGATTCACGATTGAAGATACCACGTTCACCTGACTTAGAATTATACAGTGATAACCACTCTTCCATAAAGATGCCAATGTCTGGCGTTTCTGTATAACATGCGGAGTTATTAGCCAATGCTCTTTGTGGATTGATTTCCCACCACTGCCCAGACTTAGCGTGTCTAATACGATCATCGGAAAGATTTGAAAGAGAAATGAGAGCGGACCGACGGACTCCTCCGACCACTACAATTTCTGCAATCTTACAAACGATATCGTGACATTCCAGAGAAGTAAGTTTACGCCCAGCCGCGTTCTGGAAAATGTCAACAAGGAACACGAATAAATCTTCAAGTGGTTCTGGACCACTCGCACGCCCACCGAAGGTCTTTAGAACTTCGCCAGCTTTACGGACCTTTGAAATATCCCAAGCGGGAATTTGCCCCTGATAAAGAAGAGCAATAATTTCTTTTAATCCCTTAGCCCAACCAAGTTTACTATCTCCGATTGGAACAACAGTCTCAGATTTGTGAAAGTCTTCAGCGACTACTGGTAGTTTATTGACATATTGACGTTCGACTGAAAAGCCTACACCAGTTCCATTCATAAGAATGTAAAGAATTTCATCGAAAGCTGCTACCCGTTCAATAGCTACATAAGAGCAATTATATCCAGCAATGTTATCCCTTTCTAATGCGGGCCCTGCGGTCATAAGAGCACGCATAGAAGGCATTACTCGGAGGGAAAGTACAGCTTCTTCTAAGATTGTTCGATCTTCATCTGTTAGAGAAAAATTGTGTTTTTTCTTTAGGTCTTTCTTGAAGAAATCGAAATATCTAGATACAGTTTCTGGCCAAGTTTCACGTCTTCCCTTTTCAGGAAGAAATCTACTGTACTTAGATAAATGGATATAATTTTGATAAAGTGTTGGTAAATAGTTATTATACATCGATTTCCTTCTTTTTGTTTATAATTTTAATTAAATATTCATACAAGCATTCTTGTAGTGCATCGCGATATCAATTTCATCAGGCAAAGAAAAATGGAATGAATCCAGATTTCCAGGTCTATCTAGTTGAACTACTAAAATTTTATCTTGAAATGTAGAGAGCGCTTCCTGTCGAAGCGCCTCTACTAATTTCATATGTTTATCCTTTTCGATTGGCATATTCTACAATCGCCGGAAAATGTTCGGCGATCACTTTCCAAATCGCCGCAGCCGGCTCATAATGTTCTTTTTGAGTTCCGTGTTCTTTAGTTCTAATTCCATATGCTGGTGCACAATAATGTATCCAGGACCTAAGTGTGCCATTCATACACATTGTAGACATTGTAAGCCCCTCTGGTAATACAACTCTCGCACACTCCTTCGCAATACCATTCTTTAGCGCCCACTCATAAGCATCTTTAGCCTCACGAATGACATTTTGTTGCTTCTCTAACCAAATTTTAGATAGCTCTCTATGTTCTGAATCATCCATATTCAATTGAATACTATTTTGACGATTCTTCGGATCTTGAAGTCTTGCTTCACGATATGTAAAATTTGATTGTTCCGCATATCTTTGACTAAACTCCTGGAAAGAAAAAGACCTGTGACGTAATGCTTGTCTAGCAATATCACGGGCAAGATCAACTTCAACTACCACATTGACCATTTCCATCGGGCTCCAATGAGCATGTTCGATAAGATATCCCAACAGTCTTGCGGCAGTGTTTGTATTTAGCTTGTTAGATGGATTAGAAACCCTAGCACAATAAGAAACAATGTCTTCTGGAAATCGCAATGGTTCCATTTCAGGTTTTGTAATTCCAATTAATCGTACATTATAGTCCATTAACACTTCCTCCAATATGAAAATTTCATTCGTGCTTCCAGGCCGGAGCATGAGTTCTTATATATAATATCCTCAACGTCTAGATCGGCTTTGACCATTTCGTTAATATCTTTTTCAGTGATATTTTCAGGCCAAATACAAACAGTAAACCCGCTCTCAATTTGTTTATGAATTAGTTTACAAATTTCTTTGTTTCGAGGTTCGTTATCAAAAACATAAATCGTATTAGATGGCAGAAGCTTTCTAGCAGATTTCATAGCAGAGCCACCGACTGCTACTGCATTACTGAGAAATAGACTGTCTAGAGGACCTTCAACACAAATAACGGTTTTACTAAAATCTACGGCATCAAGATTGTAGATTTGGACAACATCTTCGACGATATTGATAGCAAGATAGCGAATATGATGGTCATCAATCGCACGCATAGTAAGACCGGTCAATCGCCCTTGCCGATCATAGAAAGGTAGCGCAATACGACTTTCCTTGCCTGTGATTTTCTCCCGATACTTTTCCTTCAACTGCCCAATCTTAGAAACATCTTCAACATAGTAAAGTCTATGAAATTGTGTTTCAGGAATACCACGACTGCGAACATACTGAATCGCTTCGTGATCTTCTGAAAGTGTATCCAAACGATCCTACATATAATCTATTAATGAGTCTTTAGGCGCTTCAAAGACTGGTTTATGAAACACCATATCGATATCGGGAGTTTTTTCACTCTGACCACTAAAAGCTTCTACAGTATATTGCTTAAAGAGGTTATTGTCAAGAGTTTTCAGAAAATTTTTGAAATTATATGAAGCGCCGCAGTTGTGACATTTCATTCGCATTTTCTGATATGCGACATAGAAATATCCTCGGGTCTTTGATTTACTTTTCTGAGAATCACCACAAAGCGGGCATCTGAAGGTGGCGGTGAAAGGATTATTTTTAGTGACTTTATATCTCTCTAATTGTGGTGAGAGAAGACTTGCATATTTGATATCAAGCCACATCATGACCAATCTCCAAACAAATTATAATGATGCATTATACATCATAAAAAAAAGATTATCAAGAGTTTTTTTTACTTGACAATCTTATTTTTTCGTTGTACACTACGTATGTAGTGGTTGATAATGATTAGATGAATAAGGTTTTGATTTTGTCTAAGATTGTAATAA